TAGGAGATAGACCATGTTTGATCATTTTTATCACCAGATTTTTAGGAAGACGGTGATTGCGTTTGGAACTTTGTTCAATGGGATTGAAATCAATAGGGATGGTAATGAGATTATTAAAGTCCCTCTTGCATATGGACCCACTCAAAAATTCTTAGCAAGACTAGAGCAGCAACCTGATCTGAATAAACCAATTCAGATTAGTCTCCCAAGAATGTCATTTGAGTTCACTGGGGTGTCCTATGACAATAGTCGCAAATTAGCGACTACACAAGCATATGCTGTAGCACCCAGAACAAATAAAACAGATATTAAAAAAATGTTCTTTCCTGTGCCATACAATATGGCATTTGAGTTGAACATCATGACACTTTTAAATGATGACGCTCTTCAAATTGTAGAGCAAATTTTACCATACTTTCAACCAAATTTTAATCTGTCAATTGATTTAATTGAGTCTATTGGTGAAAAAAGAGATATTCCAATTACATTAGAGAGTGTATCCTTCGAGGACAATTATGAGGGAGATTACACATCTAGAAGAGTATTGTTATATACTCTGAAGTTTACTGCAAAAACATTCCTGTTTGGTCCAGTACCAGACAGCAGCAAGGACATCATCTCCAGAGTCTCTGTTGGATTGGGTGCTGGAGATCCAAGTCCAGAAGCAAGAAGGTCTATTACATATACAACTCCTGTTGCTACAAAGGCATACAATGGAAATGTTATTACGAACCTAGCAGAGGATTTATCTGCTGATAGTAACTTGATTAAGATTAATGATGATCAAAACATTCCAGTAAGATCCTATATTACTGTTGATGATGAGACAATGTATGTCAAGAAGAAGGATGGTGGTGAGTTAACAGTTACTCGTGGAATGTATAGAACTACAGCGGTTGAGCACGTTGAGGGTGCTGGTGTTATGTTAATTACCAGTGCTGACAATTCAGCAATCGAAGCTGGTGATGACTTTGGATTTAGTGGGTAATTTGTATGAGTGACAAGTTTAAGGATCTTAACGATACATTTGACGTGGAAGCGGAGATTGTAAAACCAGAGAAGGAGAAGAAGGAGATAACAAAACCTTCAGAATCTGAAGATGTAACTAAGGATTATGAATACACGAGAGGTAACCTCTATTCCATCATTGAGAAGGGACAAGAGGCGTTGGATACTGCGTTGGAACTCGCCCAAGACAGTGGACAAGCAAGACAATTTGAAGTCGTCGGACAGTTAATTAAAAACGTTGCTGATGCAACTGACAAATTACTTGATCTTCAGAAGAAGTTAAAGGATTTAGATGCTGATGAAAAGGGTCCTACAAATGTGACTAATAACGCAATGTTCTTTGGATCCACTGCAGAGTTATCAAAGATGCTTAAGCAGCAAGCTAAAAATCTAAACGAAGATAAATAGAAAAAAAGTGTTTTCTAGAGATGCCTAGTTTTGAAATCAACCCTAACGCGAAGAAGGGTTCCGAGAGAGATAAGAAACTCCAGAATAGAGCAGACGCTGGCGGTGTTGAAGGAAGAACTGCTGCAAAGATGTTGCAAAAGAAAGGTAAAGGACCTTCCCTTCCTGGACGCACTCAAGACATGAAAAAAGTGTCTGAAGAGGAAGTAGTACCTGGTATCAAACTTGTTGATGTCATTCTCGGTGAAGAGAAGTGCGGTAAGGGTATGTACTACTGTTACACTGATAAAAAGTGTAAGAAGATGCCTGAGGGTCTGAAGATGACTGCACGCTTTGGTGGCGGTGGTCATGATCCCCAAGAAGTTGGTATCGACAAACCTGTAGAAGGTGGTGATGGTAATGGAGGCAATGGTGGTGGAACCACTGAATCAGTCTCCATTGAAGACGCTTTTGGTAACAAGTTTATGGAAGTGGTTGATCTGATCAAACCAGAGGATATTGTTGAGAAGTGTTGGACTGGTTATACTCAAAAGGGTCTTAAGAAAAAAGGTAAAAAGATGGTCCCCAACTGTGTTCCAGTTGGTGAGGAGAATAAATTGACCGATGATGCTTTAGAAAAAGCAGCAGCTGCTACTCAGAAGAGACATAAAGAACAAGGTTATAAAGTTCACAGTACCGATTCTATGAAAGACGTTCAGGACAGAATTAAGAAAAGATCTCAGAAGGAAGAAGTGAATGTTGATGAAGCAGTAAGACTTCAGGCAGAATATGGTAACCTCTTAGCGGTTGTTGTCATATGGAGAGGTAGATCTCTCATGATCAAAATGTTCTTCCCTCAGGCAACAATGCCTAAGAGAGAAGATGTTCAAAGAGAGGTTCAAAAAGTCTATCCTGGTTGTAAGGTAACTCAGTTCCGTAGAACTGAACTTCCTAGTGAGACTTCCCCACACAATGATCCTATTCTAAGAGTACAAAAGGAAGAGGCATGTCCTAAGTGTGCTGGCAAGTGTGGTAAAGGTTGTGAATGTGACTGCCATAAGGTAGATGAGGAGGCAGGTGAGAAGGATGCTTGCTATCACAAGGTAAAGGCACGTTACAGTGTTTGGCCAAGTGCATATGCATCTGGTGCATTAGTTAAGTGCCGCAAGAAAGGTGCTAAGAACTGGGGCAACAAAACCAAGAAAGAAGAGTTTGAATATGAACTCAATGAAGGTTGGGTAGCAAATACTGCTGCTAAGGCTTTTGTGGAGGAAGGACTCAATGAAGAGGGTGTTGCAATTCTCATCGAAGAGATGGGTCTTGAATCCTTCGTTGAGTTTGTTTATGACCTCGGTGAAAGCACCATGCTCTCCGAAGCAAGAGCAGGTGGTGTTAGAGTAGAACCAGTAACCAAGGGTGGCAAAGCAGTAGGTTCACTCAAAGGTGGTCCTAAGGCAGCAGCAATTAAGAGACTTCGCAAAGAGAAGCAGGCAAGAAGAGATGCTGAGTCTGGTGGTTCCAAACCATCTGGAATGAAGGCGGCACTTAGAAGTCAGTCTGATAGAGCGAAGGCAGTCAAGAGTGCTAAGAGTCAGCAACCTAAGAAGAGAGGTCTTCTTGATAAAGTTGCTAAGACAGTCCTTGATGGCATGGATCGTCACAACAAAGCAATGAAAAAAGCGAAGGGTGACATCGAGACTACCAAAAAAGCTGCTAAAAAAGCAGGTAAGGTTGCAAAAGATTTTGGATCTGGATTTGTCTCTGGTGTAAAGACTGCAGGCAAAGCTGCTAAGGCAGGATATAAGATGGCAACTGAGGAGGAAGACCGCCTGGGAAAGTAGATGAAAAACTGAATATTAAGAAGGCAGATATGGGAGAAGTCATTGACGACTTCTATGATTCTGATGCACCTCAGTTCAAAGGCAAGTCCAAAGAGAAGCGTCGTCAGATGGCAATTGCTGCCAAACTGCAGGCGAATGAAAATCATTTTGCTTCTCATGGTGGAAAAGATTCTGATGCTGGTTCTGCTTATGCAAAACCAAGCAAAGGCGGAAATAAAAAAGGTGTCTACACGTTAAAAGGTAAAGACGGCAAACCTTTGTTTGATAAGAATGAAGCGATTGATCTCAAAAAGAAGTCTTCTGAGAGAAAGTTAAATACCAATCCAGGAGAGAAACCAGAGTCTGCTAAGGAGTATCGTAAGAACTCCGAACCTTTGAGAAAGCATCGTGAGAAGTTTGGTGACCTTGCTAAAGAAGAAAAGGAAGGTGATCATGAATTTGAAATGGCGCGTCGTCAACTCTCTACAATGAAGAATGCGGCAAAAAAACTTGAGAAGAAAATGGGCAAAAAAGGTGAAGGTAATCTCAAAGCTTGGGTACAATCAAAAATAACTAAAGCTGCTGATTACGTCGATACCGCTGCAGATTATGTAACTAAAGAAGATTGGCAGTCTGTCAATCGTAAGGACAAGACTGATGGTCTGAGTCAGAAGGCAGTCAATGCTTATCGTAAAGAGAACCCAGGTTCTAAATTGAAGACTGCTGTCACCAAGAAACCTTCTGAACTTAAGAAGGGATCCAAAGATGCTAAGCGTAGATCTTCATTCTGCTCCAGGATGAAGGGTATGAAGAAGAGACTGACATCTGCAAAAACTGCAAGAGATCCAGACTCCAGAATCAATAAAGCACTTCGTCGTTGGAATTGCAACTGATGAAAACATTTAACCAGTTTATCTCAGAAGCAAGTGAGGGTGGTTCTCCATATAGAGAATACAAACCCAAACCTCAACCAAAACCCTCTCAACCTCCAGAGGGATTTGATGCTTTTAGAAAAAAATACTTGAATAAAAAAGATGATAAAAAAATCGAAGAGGGGAACAAAAGTGGTGATTCTTCTCTGCGTGACTGGTTT